CTGGTCGTATGATACCTGAAGATGTATATTCTAAATGGTATTATTGTGATAAGGGCTTTTATAGAAATAGGATTATAATTCCATTCTTTGATAATAACGACACAATTTATTACTATCAAGGCAGAGACCTTCGAAAAGGAAGTAAATGTAAATATCTATCTCGTGTCGGTAAAGAATGGAATTCTATTTATAACTATTATAATGTGGATATAGAGTTACCAACTCCTGTTATTGAAGGACCTATTGACTCAATATTCACAGAAAATAGTATTGCCATTACTGGTGTAAAAGATAAAACAGAATTGTTAAATAATTTTAAGCACAAAAGATATTTGTTTGATAACGATAAAGCTGGAAAAATTAAATCGTTTGAATTGTTGATTATGGGGAATTATGTTTTTAATTGGACTGCATTCTTAAGAAAGTATCCATGTAGTAAATATGTGAAAGATGTTAATGATTTTATCATGTATAATCAAGCTGGTGTACGATATTTAACTTGGGAAATGACAGAACCTTTTTTTACTAATAATCCAAATCATAGAATATTTTTTGTAACAGGGAAGAAATAAATGAAAATTGCAGCCATAGATTACAGTAAAAACGCACCGGGTGTCGTTAAAGCTACTTTAGATAAATTTTTTGAAACTACTGAAATTACATATCGTGGTTTCACCAGTGTTAAAAAAATAAATAATCTTGATTGTCAAATTTTGCTTTACAATAAGAAAACTTCATTTGCTGATGATTTAGCAAAAGCGCAGTGGATGAGAGATAATATTCTTGAATTTATTAAGGATGTTGATGTGTGTTGTATTGAAGGATATGCAATGGCAGGTAAAGGAAAGGTATTTGATATAGCTGAAGCTACAGGGTGTACTAAAATGGGTATTTATGACTCTTATATTCCTCTTAGAATTTACGAACCAACTGTTATTAAAATGTTTGCCACTGGTAAAGGTACTGCTGATAAAGTCCAAATGGGAGATGCTTTTGTTAAAAGTGAAGGAAGTCCTGACATTTCTCATTTACCACCATATAAAACACCAAGTGAGGATATTGTAGACGCATATTTTGGAATGCGATTGTTACAAATGGAAATGAAATTACGTAATGGGATGGTCTTACTTAGAGATTTAAATCCAGAAGTGATTAAAATTTTTAATCGTGTAACAAAAGCATATCCAGAAAATATATTGGTTAGACCATTTTTAGAAAAGGAATAGTATGTGTGAATTGAGTGAACTTTTTGGTGAAGAAGAATCTAATGAAAACCGTGTTAAAAAAGTTTTGATTGTGGATGGTCATAACATAGCGTATAGATGTTTATATTCTGATATTTACCGTAATCCTGATGATGCTACAACATTTACATTATGGAAACATAGTTTTTTAAATGATATATTTAATTTTATTACAAAATTTAATCCTAATACTGTAGTTCTTGCGTTTGATGAAAAAGGGAGTTGGAGATATGGTGTTTATCCTAATTATAAAGCTCCGAGAAAAAATCAAAAGAATAAATTACAAATAGATTGGGAACAATTTTTTAGAATCTTTGATGAATTTATTGAAGATATAAAAACTACCTTTTCAAATATCTATGTCATCAAAGCACCTCATACAGAAGGAGATGATATCATAGGTGTTTGTGTTAATGAAATTTTTAAACAAGATGAAGTAATTATCGTTTCTAATGATGGTGATATGCGCCAATTGCTTGTTAATCCAAATGTAAAACAATATGACCCGAAGTCAAGAGATGTTGTCGAATGTATGAATCCAGCGATTGAATTAGAAATGAAAATATTGACAGGAGACCCGTCTGATTTTATTAGCGGTGTTCGATATGGGGTTGGGAAAGTGACTGCTGGAAAGATAGTAAAGATGGGGCTTGATGAATATGTTGATAATATTAAATATAAAGTAACACGTAAAATGAAAAAACGTGAATGGATGACTGATGATGATGTGTTGGTTTATTGTCCTCTTTTAAATGATGAAGGTTTTCCTTTAAAGGAAGAAACAAGACCACCTTTGACAAAAGAAGAAATCCAACACTTTATAACAAAGGATAAAGAACAAATTTATAAAAATTATGATAGAAATAAAATTTTGATTGATTTGAAAAAAATTCCAGAAGACATAAAAAATGAAATCATAAATATATATGAAACTCATAAAGAAAATAATTTTAAACCTATTGATGGGACAGAAATTATTTCGTTTTTTATGAAACATCAATTACCTAATCATATGTCAAATTGGAATCAGGTGTCAAGGTATTTTAAAGAATTGGTTTAGTTTGTAGGTATTTAATGCTTTGCTCCTTACAGGAGTGAGATGAAAAGCAATACGAATTATATGCAGGGAGAATATATCCCTGTAAACAAATCAAAGTATGTGGGTAAAGGAAACCCATTTTATAGAAGTTCATATGAAAAAAGAGTGTTTTACTGGTGTGACCATAGGAAAAATGTTTTAAAATGGAGCGTAGAATCAATAGCCATACCTTATTTGTTTGAGGTAGATAATAGAGTTCATAGGTATTATCCAGATGTTATTGCAGATATACAAGATAAACAAGGTAATGTTAAAACATATGTGATTGAGATAAAACCTTACAATCAAACAATACCACCGAAAAAACCATTAAATAAGAATAAAAAACGGCAAGACCGTTATACTTATGAGATAGTGAGGTGGATTAAAAACAATAACAAATGGGTTGCCACTGAACAATATTGTAAAAAGCATGGTTATGAATTTAAGATTCTAACAGAAAAACACATTTTTAAGTAAGTTGAAGGAGAAATAATTAATGCGTGAAAACTTTTTTAAGACAAAGATTGCGTATAATAACTGGGCGGGAAAATATCAATATAATGGTGAAACACCGCTTGGAACATTTGAACGAATAGCAAGGGAACTTGCTAATAATGAAGTTGATTCCGATTATTGGTATCCTATTTTTCTTGAAACGATGATACGTTTTGACAAAGATGGTACTCCTCTTGGGATTAAATGTAGTCCGGGTGGACGGATTACTACCAATATAGGAACAGATTACCACAATGCTACTCTTATGAATTGTTTTATTAATGGTCCTGTAAGAAATGCCGTTATTAAATATATAAGACAAAATGAGCATTTTAAAAATGAAATAGAAATTAAAACACCAGACACTCCAGACGAGTTAGTTAACATTATGTTGACAATCATGGAACAGGCAAAGACACTCGCTTCTGAAGGTGGATATGGTATTAATTTTGATTTCATTCGTCCACGTGGTAGTCTTATTAAAGGAACAGGTGTGAGACACCCCGGAGTTATCTCTTATATGGAAATTTGGGATAAAGTTTCTGATTGTATTGTTAAAGGTGATAATGATGGGTACATAGACACACTTAAAAATTATGCTACAGAAGAAGAACTTCATGAATATTTTGGTGATAGTGATAAAGATATTCGTAAAGGTGCAATGATGGGATGTCTTTCTGTGTGGCACCCAGACATTGAAGAGTTCATTAGAGCAAAACAAGAAAGTGGTAAGTTAACTAAATTTAACATGAGTGTCGCAGTTACTGATGATTTCATGGAAGCTGTTGCTAAAAATGGAATGTGGGATTTGGTATGGGAAGGTAAAGTTGTTAAAAGAGTAAAAGCTAAGAAACTTTATAATCTCATAATGAAATCTACATATAATAGAGCCGAACCGGGAATTATTTTTGTTGATAATATGAATAAAAATAATCCTATTCTTTATTTGGGTGATTGTAATGCCACAAATCCTTGTGGTGAAATACCGGGTAACCCTATAATGTCAACTGTATGTCTTCTTGGTTCAATTAATTTAACACAGTATGTTACAATTTGTGATGGTGTTCCATGTTTTGATTGGGATATGTATAAAAAAGATGTTGCAACATATTCAAGAATGCTTGATAATGTGTGTGACCTCACAGAATTACCTTTACCATCCTATTCATGGGCTGTTCAGAATTTAAGACAATTTGGTATGGGTGTGAATGGATTAGGCTCTACATTGATTATGTTGGGTATTCCTTACAATTCACCACAGGCAGTTGAGTTTATAACAGAAATTAAAAAACTCAAAGAAAATATCACAATGCAAGCAAGTGCATTATTGGCTGAGGAAAAAGGAACATTCGCATTATATGATTGGAAATTATTTAGTGAAACACCATATTTTAAATCTGATAGATTAACGGATGAAACTAAAGCTCTTATTAAACGTTATGGTCTTCGTAATGCTAAGACAACAACAAACCCACCATTGGGTAATTCATCTGTAATTTGTGATAATGTATCAATGGAATCGAACCAGTGTTTGATTTGGAATCTGAGAGAAAAGTGATTTGTGCTTTTCCTGAAGGTTTGAATTCCGATAATGTAAAAACAATCCTTAAAGAAAAGAAACAGAAGGATTTTACATACTGGGAGGGAGAATTTAATGGAAAAAGATACTATTACGAACCTCATAATAGAGGTCTCTGTGAAGTTTACACTCTTCGTGATTATGGTTATGCTTGGCGTGTTGAGAATAATCTCGAGTGTAAGAAGTGTGATTATATGGTTACAACAAGTGATTTGGAAATTGATGACCATCTTAATATCCAAGAGGTAGTTCAGTATTACTGTAACCAATCAGTTTCTAAAACAATTAATCTTCCAAATAAATATTCTTTTGAAAAATTTAAAGAATTGTATTTTGAAGCATGGCGAAAAGGTCTCATTGGTGTCACAACATATAGAACAGGTTCAATGGAATCGGTATTATCTAAGATTGAAAATGCCGAAGAGGAGAAAACAATTATAAAGAAGGGTGTGAAACTCCCTGAGAGCTTCATAAACGGCCCTACAAGCACGATTAAACGTGAAGGAATGAAATTCTATATCCATTTCAGTTATTTCCCTGATGATACCGATATGAAGTATCCTATGGCAATGTGGATTAACACCAATTCCAAAAATGACACAAGAGCTTCTACAAAGGCTTGTAAAAGTTTAAGTAGACTTGCTGTTGATTGTGGTATCAGTGTGAAAATCGTTGAAGATACATGGGATAAATGTCTCGGTGATTCAAACCCTAATAGACTTGGCAGGATGATTAGTCTTTGTTTAAGACATAATATACCTCGTCAAGATATTCTTGTTGCTTTACAAGGGATAGAAGGAGATAATGTTTCGACTCTATTAACAGCAATTAGAAAATTTATTGGTGAAACAATTGACAATGGAACAAAAATAGTTGGTATGAAATGTCCTACATGTAATAGTGACAGTATTGCTATGCAAAGTGGATGTTTTGTTTGTAATGATTGTGGATTTGCAGGGTGTGGGGCATAAAGTATGAAATATGTGTGTTTAGTTGAAAAGTATGACCAAGAGGCTATAGAGCCTAAAATTGATAAAATAGTAATTAATATTTCAAACATGAATACACCAAAGAAAGGTGGGTTTATATCCCACCCTTCTTTGCCTTTTGAAACATGTAAAATAACAGAAATGAAACATGTTTATGATGAACATGGTGTGATTGAAAGAATTGATGTATATATGGAAGAATATTCAATTAGTAGTATTGATGATTATTATAGATTTGAAAATATAGGAGGATAAATGTTTACATTTATAAAAACGCCGAACGAAGATAGTGTTATCAACGAAAGTAAAGTTGAAATAACAATGGAGAACAATGATTTGACGATTGATGAATTGTGTGAAATGCTCAAATCATTTTTACAAGCATGTGGTTTTCCTGTGGATTTTCATGAACATATCGAACTTGTTAAAGGATATGATTCTGAAAAATATACTGAATCAGTTGAACTTGATTTAAGTGAACATGAATTTAATGTGCTTGCAAACATGGCACATGAAAAAGACATTACTTTCAATGAACTTGTCAATAAAATATTGAAAGAAAAGATGGTAGAATGTAAAGAACAGCTTGTGTTCGATGAATTTTTTGACCAGTTGAAATCAACTGAAACTGAAAAGAAAAATGGTGATGTGAAAAGAGAATGTGTTCCCGGTGACCCAGTAGAAGTCGACCTTCCTTCTGATGAAAACATC